TCCTGTTTTTCGTGTTTGCCGGTCTGGCCTTCGATCATCGTGACTGTCTCTTTATCCCCGCTCTGATCATGGTCGATGGCCTCTTTTGCGCCGTCAACCTTGCTCTTAAACCAGCTCGGTACCGGTGCTCCCATCCTGCCGCAGTTTTCTATGATGCTGCCGATCTCTGTCAGGATGTACCACATCAGGACCACCGGAGTGATAAACGCCGTGAACTCAAATGGCAGTTGTATGCCTGTGCTCTCCATGATAACCTTCAGCGCGATGTCGCACAATGCTGCGGCCAGTACCGCGATGATCTCCCCGGCCTTGTGCCAGAGTCCCTCCCTGGCGATATCGCTGGACCAGTTCTTTTCCCGTTTGGCTGCCATGCTCCCGGAGATGTAATCCAGGATGATGCACGCGATCCAGATGATCACCAGCCAGCCGAGCCAGCCCCACAGGGCCGACAGAAACGCAATGATCGCCGCCACCGCTGCTTTGATCTCTGTCGCTTTGTCCGGTGCGTTCATTCTTCATCCTCCCAAAGGTCGAGCTTTGTGATGGAGATGATGTCACCGTCCCTGACGACGATATCATCCTCCTGCAGCTCATCCAGCACATCCGCGAAGCTCTCCGCCCAAATGGTCATCGGCATCGCGTTCTTTGTGACTACCAGATACCGCTCGGCATTCTTCTTTTCAGTCTGCTCTCTTTCTGGTTTCATTGTCTGTCCTCCCTGTTATTCAAATATTTTTTTGTCCAGACCGAGCCGCTGCCACGTCATCGGCCCCACGACTCCATCTGCGCTGAGTCCGTTTGCCTGCTGGAACAAGATGACCTTGTCTGTCAGAGCGCTTTCCCAGATTCCATCCGTCAGAACGTTATAGCTCATACACTTGAGCATCGCCTGTAGAAGCCATACCTCCGGCCAGCCGGAACAGTGTGCATCGATCGTCCTCGGCGGCCATGTCTGCGGGATCGGGATTCCCTCTTCGTCGACCTTGGCCGGTACCGGTTCCTTCGGCGGTTCCACGGTCAGGCCGCTGTCGAGAGATGCCTGGATAAATCCGAGCCATTTCGTCTGCGCCTGATTTCCTCGGTACACTGACGATTCTTCCAGATTGTCGCAAATCTCATAGAATTTGCATACCGCATATCCGCAATCATAAGGATTTTGGCTGCTGATGCACGTCTTCCACGGTTTACTGTTGTAAAACGTCCGGATGTCGTGTATCAGATACTCGACCTGCAATTCAAAGTCACCGATACTTTTCCCGCGCTGCTTGAAGTAAGTCAGCATCTTTGCTTTGCGGTCTCCGGCGGTCCACTGTGCAAGGCCGTATCCGGCAGCGTCCCGCGTGAATCCCTGGTATGTGCCATTGTCCACCGCGTCTGTGTAGCTGTCGTCATTGTATCCGATCGCCCGCTCATAGGTGTCCTGAAGGTTCCTCGGGTTGAAGGCGCTCTCCGCCGCCACGTTGGCCAGGACGCCGGCAGCGCCTGCCACCGTCATTCCCGCCTTAAGGCATTCCTGGGCGATGTACAGAGCTTTCCGGTTAATGTCCGTCATGTCCACCTCCGGCAAGAGTGCACACAACAATGAGAGCCGCTGCGACCACGGCAAGGTAAATCATGATCTTAACCATAAGCATATCGGCATCCCTCCTGTAAGGTTTTGAAAGGTTCTTGAAAAGTCAGACTGCCGGATGGACTTGAACCACCGACCTGAGAAACTGCTCTCGCCTACTGAGCTACGGCAGTCTGATTTTACGAAAGATTACGAAATGTTTTACGAAAGCTGTTCGGAACTTCCGAACTGGTGCTACATACAGGTTGATCGCATTGTCTGACCGATAGTGCCACCGGAAAAGAGATCACCTGTCACAGAGCATCACCTTCTTCTGTTTGTAATTTAAGTAGGCCTGTTAAAATTCAAGGCCCGAAAACCCCAGTATTTACTGGCCTTTTCAGCCCATGCCAGAAAACCCATTTAAGTGACTAACGTATTAGTACACAATATTCATGCCGAAATTCTTTTTCCCGGGCCACTCCCATTGCATCAAGTCTTGCCAGTTTTCCACACCCCATACATCTGCATAATTTTCCTTTTCAGCTGAAATTCTATGTTCCATGAAACTATGCATGTGCTTCCAGTCTTTTGTTTCAACAACTGGATCTCTGCCAGATCGGTGCGGGTACATCTTCGCTCTCATAATCGCCATAATGCCCATCTCGATGTCTCCGCCCATCTGCTCAAGAAAAATGGCAAGTTCATCGTTGGTCATGTGCCTGATAACGTCACCGTAGGTTTTGATGTCTCTGTTGCAATCTTCCGGTTTCAGCATGGTGTTGCCTCCTTGACAGTCATGATAAAATGTTCCGTGAGGTGATGCCCTATGACTGAGAAAGAAACTCAGCGAGGCCGTCCTCGTTTTGGATCGGAAAAGCAGAAAGCTGAGAAGTTCGTCAAGTTCAGCTGCACACTGCCACCAGATGTCTATGCAAGGCTCGACAAGTATTGCACAGATGAAGAACGTTCCAAAGCGTGGGCATTAAGTAAGGCCATCATCCCGTGGTTGGAGGAGCGAGGCTATTAAGTCTCGCCCCTTCTTTCATTTTATCATGCTCGGTGTTCCCGGTCAATAATTGGGTTCTCTGGTAACCTATTTAGGCCGTATAAATATGCATTATTAATACATATTATACGCATTAATACAGATAAAAGGCCACTTTTCGCGGTTAAAAATACCATGTCACTTAAGTCGGACAGTTGACATTGATGCTCTGCCCGTGTATGATTGCACATGGAGGTGTTGTCCATGCAACGCAAAGGATCAGGTGGTCTGCCTCGCTACGGTACACCACGCACAGTCCCATGCGAACGCCTTAACATCACCATTACCAAGGACTTGATGGAACGTCTGGAAAAGTTTTGCGAAGAAGACGAACGTGCAAAGTCTTGGGTCATCCAGAAAGCATTAGAGGCTTGGCTGGATGGGAAGGGCTACTGATCGGTAGCCCTTTTCTTTTTTTTAGTACGGCAGGTACGGGATCGCTCTGTTCTCAAACTTTTTGTAAGCGTCCAGATACCACTCACTTTTGTCCCCGTTGTAGGTCATCTCGTAATACATGCCGTCGTTCAGAGTGCTGGCAAGCAGATACTTCCAGTTCTGAAGTGTCTTGCATTTCCATACGGTATAAACCTCAAACTCTGGGACAGGATCGCTCTTGTCCAGATGCTCCAAGATATACGCTTTTACGATTTCGATGACTGATTCGTCCATCTTTTTACCGCTCCTTTAGTGTGTATTAATGTGTTCTAATTAGGCCCTTAAGTGACAATCACCAGTGACGTTTACGCCACCAGACCAGCCAGTTGTCAAACTCAGCCGGGAAACGGATCTCCGGTGATCAGCTGATACTCTTCCTCAGTGATCCAGCCCTTAATAACTGCGTTGGCTACCATTTCCTTATTCCAGCTCCCACGGTCATAGGCCGCTTTTACCGTCTTGAATTTCTTACTCATCTTCAGCTTCCTCCTCATCCGTCGGGATTTCTACATCAGTCATCATCGCCAGATACTCGATCAGGTCTGCGTTTCTCTGAGCTGACGCCTGTGCATTATCCAGCTTTGCGCGGTCTTTTGGACTCATGCCTTTGTTGATAATTATCTGCATAATCTTCACCCCATAAACTGTTGTAATAGGCGTCCATGCGCTGAAGCAGATTATGCGAGTTTCCTTTGCTTGCATGGTTACGCCATGTAGCATAGGATTCATCTACCTTCTCAAGAGGTATTTCGCCTCGCTTTGACTTTGTTACCAGCCTCCGCAGCTTCTTTCGTTCCCGCTTCACATTTTCCGGTCTGATCATCATAAGAACCTTGCCCGTGTTCGTCAGGGAGAACTTGAAACCGAGAAAGTCAATGCCGTCCTTGAGTGGGTATATTCTCGTTTTCTTTTGGTTCAGTTCAAATCCGATGGATGCAAGCTGAGCTTCCATCAGCTCCTTGCACGTTTCCAGATACTCCTTATCATCGCTGATAATCAGGAAATCATCCATATACCGGATATAAAGCTTTGCGTGAAGCTGCTCTTTCACAAAGTGGTCAAATCTGTCCAGCACCGAAATGCCTGCAATTTGGATGAGCTGACTGCCCGGATTATATCCGGTGTCGCCCTCATATTGTTCATTGAGAATCGTCTTTACCATGCTGAAAACTTCTGCTGGAAGTTTCTCCTGAAACAGATCCTCGGTAACCGCATGGCTCATGTTGGGGTAATAACCATGTATGTCGAACTGCGCTACATAGCCATCATGTCCATGCTTTCTGTAGTATCGATGCAAGAACTCTTTCAGTCGGTTTCGTGCCGCGTCCGTTCCTTTGCCCTTCTGACAGGCAAAGTTATCGTATATAAAGCTTTTACTCATGGTTGGATATACCGCATTGTCATTTAAGCTCCTTTGATACACGCGATCTCTGAAAGTAATACTTGCGATATCTCTTGGTTTTGGTGAAGTTATCGTGAACCTCACCGGCTTTCTTGCCTTGTACGTTCCGCTGTGCAATTCGTCACTGAGCTTCATTGTCCGCTCAATGCCGTTCATGTAGAAGGACGCAACACTGTCTTTCCAGAGTACGCCTTTCTTGCATTTGTGCATGGAATCATACAGGGCTTCAAAGCTGATTACGTTTTCAAGGGAATTGGTTTCCATGTGTATAGCGCTTGCTGGCTCCTTTCGCGAGTCATGCACATCAAGGAAATATTGTTTAGCCCGAAGGCTGGGGATTCGGCTCCTTGCGTCATGTCTTTCCGCCTTCCACGCCTATGGCACAGATTGTCTGGCTTCGTGATGATGCAATCCTGACACCCGCGATTCGCGTTCGTCGCGTTGTTGTTGTTGGCGTTCCCTGACGTGTTCACATTCCACGTATTATTCGCGTTGCCGCGATTCGCTGAACGCAACCGGCAGTTCTGGGCTTACAGCCTACACCCCTTTATTTGAATTTCGCCGAGTACCGTTTCCGGTCTGCTTCTCTCCACGCCCGCAGAAGCTTTCGTGTTTCGATTGCAAGACCGCCCCAGTATGTAACGCGCTTCGTTGCCAGATGAAAAACAGGTTTCGCCACTTCGATCAGGCTCAGAAGGTTGTTGCAGGCATCGGCAGCCCGATCTTGATAATCAAGCCGCCTCTGCATGTCCTCGACGCTATTCACTAAAACATTGTTTGCGCTCCAACTCAGCATATGCACTTCTAAGGCAGTTTCAACAATTCGATCCGTGAGCGCACGTTGATATTCAGGTTTGAATACTTTTGGATTCGCGGTGATTTTGATCGTGTACGCTGACAGCTCTTTGGCTTTCACGCACGCCTCTAATTTCCCGTGACTTCTTTCGTTTACAGGTACAGACATCGATCATCCTTTCTTCAGGGCGTCGCGTGGCGACGCCAATGAAAGATTAGCAGATGACGCAAGCCGGACACCCGCGAAGCGCGGTCGTCGCGCTGTAGCCGTAGGCGTGCCCTGACGTGCTCACATACCACGCACTAAACGCGACGCCGCGAAGCGCTGAACGCAACCGGCAGTACTGGGCTGATGTCCTTGCATCGTATGC